TGCAAAACTTTACTAAAAGTTGATTAACAAACTTAAACTGTTTATATTATGAAGCAAGCGAATAATTTTTTTGATTTTGTAACTAATATTTTATTTGAAAAGGATAAAATTGATATAGATATTACATCTGCACAGATTTATTCTCCATATATAGTGAATAGGTATGTAACATTTGCTAATGCTCGGTTTGTTCCCTTAATAAACAATAGTGTTAATATGTACGGTTCGGCTTTTAGTATTAATATTGATCATTATCATTTCTTACATGCTTTAATTCCAAAAACAAATAGGAAATATATTAATTATACAAAGAAAATAAAAAAAGATAAAGAGACATATGAAATGGTTTGTACGCGGTATGAATTATCACAACGAGAGGTGCATTTGTATTCATCAACATTTAAGATAAATATTAAAAAGTATGAGTGACAGAAAAGTAAAAAAACACTACAACGAAGCATTAGATAAGTTAAATCTAACTGACAGTCAACGAGATGCTTTCGATCATGATGTAAAGCGTAGCTTAATTAATTTAGACACATATCAAGATACTGATACATTTAGTCTTCAAGGATATAAATTGAGTAAAGTTATGGATGATATTGTTCTCGCACAATATGTAGATTTATCGGACGATGGTAAATCTGTTATACGAAATGGTATACATATTCCATTATCTCAAGTTAAGCGTACGTGGCGGTTGGCAAAAGTTATATTAATCGGTCCACGATGTCAATATGCGACACCCGGTGATGTTGTTTGTTTTCCAGACGACAAGGGAATAAAGGTTGATAACTTACGAGTAACAGGTTATGATCACTCTCTCAGGGATTGTATCTTTTTAAATGAGCAACGCTTTTTTGGAATTTGTCAACACTTAGAGGACGATGATAACTAGTCTAGCAACTCTTAAAGCTACATTATTAGATAAAGTATGTGAGGTTAAGTTTGCGAGACGTAACGTTAAGCCAGGCCGCCCAGCTACAAGAAGAATGTTATGTACTAATAACGTACAGCTTTTAAATTCAATTGAAGGTCGGACTGTTTTAAATTATGTCCCACCTCATCAAGCTCCTAAATATAATCCTAATCAAGAAAACTTAATTATAGTTTGGGATATATTAATGCAAGATTACAGGACTATAAATTGTGATACTGTAGATTTAATTACTACATTAGAAGCAGATCAAACGTTTTGGGTTTATTTAAACGAAAAAATTGCCCCTATGTCTGCGTCTGAAAAAACAAACTTTATGAATACATGATATATGATTTAGTAGATAATACTTTAAAAACGATTTTACTTAATACCGTAAAAATTACTTCTAAAAAAAGGACATTAGGTATTGGTCAAGTTATGTTATATGACATGAAGGATTTTAATATTCGATTGATCCTTACAAATAATAAAAAAATAGAATTATTATACCCTTTTGATATTATCACTAAAAAAAATATTATATATTTTGATTATAGACTACAACATATTCATCAAGATGATATCATATGGAAGGCTCGCTTAAACCGTTTAATTAAAAATAAGCGTAACAAATATTGTGACTTGCTTCTCTCTATAGAGATATTATAATAGGTATATGCGTCTTAAAGATTTCCCGAAAGGATATATTCCATCCTCAAGTCAGCGATATGCTATACCTAATATACTTGACGCGTTTAAGGAAAATAAGTTTGTTGTTATGCAAGGACCGACTGGGTGTGGAAAGAGTTTTATTGCAAAAACAATAGCGAATGGATTACAAAAATTACCATCTAGGCTGTCGAAAATAGTTTCTGATTATAGAGCGTTTGAGACTTCTTGGGATAATGGTAAACTAGTTTATGAATATGCAGATGATTTTGTAAATAAAAATTATGGCACATCAATATTAACAACAACAAAAGCACTACAGGATCAGTATACAAGAGATTTCGAAGATATAAGACCTCTTAAAGGTAAGGGNTCGTATATTTGTAATTTAGATGATCGGAGTTTGGCAGATGGCGCGCCGTGTATTTTTAGTTCTAAATTAAAAAGAGAATGTTGGGACTGTAATAGATGTGATTATTATGAAGCTAAGAATAAATCTATTACTGCAAAGATAAGTGTAGAGAGTTATTCGAGCTTTTTTCATAAACCTGATCATTTAAAATATAGACAGCTTATTGTATGTGATGAGGCCTCTGAATTAGAAAATATAATAGTTAGTCGGTTTAGCTGTAGTATTGAATTGAATAAATTAAACAAGTATAGTTTTAGTTTATTGTATTCATCTAACAGGAAACGGTTTTATAATAATTTAATTAAATTACAAAGTGAATTAGAAGGAAGATATGTTGAGGTACTTCGAATGATTGAAAAGCATTCTGATACAATTAGCGATACGGTAAAAAAAGAATTTAAATTTATTGCTGATTTAAAAGGAGATTTGTCTCTTGTTATCGACACCTGGCAACAATCTGAATATATTATTAATAAGACCTTTATTTATAATAAAAAATATATACAATTAATACCTAAAAAAATTGATGTGCTAGCACAGCACTTATTTAAATATGCCGATAAGGTTCTTTTTATGTCTGCTACGTTTGTTGATTATAGGCGTGTCATGAGAAACCTCGGAGTAGCAGAACAGGATTTTAAATATATAGACCTACCCTCATCATTTGACCCAGTCCTTTCTCCGATTATATTTGGTACGTTTCAACTTTCAAAAAAGAATATTGATAGATATTTTCCTAAGGTAGTTAAGTGCGTGGAGGAAATTTTAGAGGAACATAAGGATGTGAAAGGATTAATTCACACTCAGTCAAATGTCTTAACTTCGAAGTTAAAAGATCAATTGAAAAATGATAGAGTATTATACCGTATAAAAGGTGATAAAGATAATATAGACATATTATCTGAACACTCTAACAGTTCTAAGCCTACTGTTTTAGCGAGCCCGTCATTAAATTTCGGAGTTGATTTAAAAGGAGATGCGTCTCGGTTTTGTATTATTATTAAATGCCCGTGGCCAGATTTAGGAGATGTAAGAGTAAAAGAGATGTCAAAAAATGATTATAAATGGTATACAAATAAAATGTTTACTACGTTTATTCAGCAGTGTGGAAGGTGTACTAGGGATGAAAATGATTACAGTACTACATATGTTATTGACGCTGGCAGCATAAGAAAGTTGTTACCGGAGTATAGAACTTTGCTACCAGAGTATTTTTTAGACCGTTTTATTTAATAAATATTTATAATGAAAAACCAATATTATGGTTTTGAGCTAAAAGATATGATTCGGCAGTTTATTACTGCTTTTAATAGTATTATTATTAATAGATATAATAAAGGAAAAGCAGTTGTTGATCAAATTAAAGTAGGCTTTTATTATGGACCGAAAGAAAGAGCTCTTCACGATATAGTTAATAAGGCTCAGTCCTTAAAGCTTCCGACAATTGCTGTTCATTATACTTCTATCGCAAGAGATCCAGAAAGAGTTTTTAATAAGATACCTGGATTTTATTATACAAAAGCTCCGTCAGTTAGTGCTGGTGCTTTTGATTCTGATTGGCTACAAACACCTATTCCTATTGATGTAGGTATTAGTATGTCTATAATGACAAAGTTTCAAACTGATATGGATCAAATTTTGAGTAATTTTGTTCCGTATAGTAATCCATATATAGTTATAAGTTGGCCAGTCCCAACAACTCAAAATTTAAAAGATAATCTTGAAATTAGAACTGAAATATTATGGGATGGTAATTTAGCTTTGGAATATCCTATTGAAGTATCAGGAACTCAACCTGCAAGAGTTATTGCTAATACGGCGTTTACAATAAAAGGTTGGTTGTTTAAAGGCCCGCCGACGGAAGATACTAAAAACATATATGTTATTGATCAAGACTTCATACCGGTAAATACATTTGATTATGAGTAAGTTTATAAAATACGATTCAACTTTGACCAGTGTTACTGAAACAGGTGATTTTGATCATAGAGAGCTTTCAGGTAGACCAGAATTTACCGGCGGAAATACATATACAACTCTTGCTTGCGGTTTTTCTGGATCTAGAA